TAAAACCGTACCCAATACATTTTGTATAGATCCAACGTCAGATCCCTCAGATGTAACTATCTCCACGTTTTGAGCATCTCTATACTCTCCATTAGGCAATAATCTCTCATCAAGGTCTTTGTTCATTCGACCTCTACGAAAATGATGCTTAAATTCTGGCATACTTTAGTGTTTAATTTGCTTTGATTTATTTTTCATTATGAGTGATAACTCATTAGATTTTAAATTAGATAGTCTAAGTTTTGCAACTCTTTTAGATGCAAATCTTTCTTTCTTAAATCTATTTACTATGTATTCTGGGATTTTAGACTTACTAGCTAGAACAGCGTAAGCAATGTGTTTGTATGCGGCTTCTTCTGCAAACTTATGTACTATCATTTCTGAGTCTGTACCAAGTCCGTCACTTATATACTTCATTGTTATAACTTTACCTACTATGTTAGAACTAAAGTATATACTTCCTTTTTGTTCATCAATAAAGAATGTACCGTTTGATTGAGAGTATTCTGGTAGAATACCATATCTTTTTCCTTCGGAGTAAGTACTTAGAAACTCTGGATCTATAGTGTCATTTGTTTCATCTGCTGATGAGTTTGCTGCTGAATAACTATTCCATGTTTCAGAATTAAATGCTCTTTGTAATTTACCCTCGGCATCAAATAAATACTTATAATCTGAATCTTGTAGCAAAGCCGTTGGGTTGCTAGTGTCTCTAGTTGGATATATTATTTTTTCTAAACCTCCAGAATCTTTCCAACTAAGTTTTACATAGTTAACATAATCCTGTGGTAATACCATTGTTAATGCAGGTGGTACTTCTATTTCTTGGGCTTTAGTAGATTTAAATGTATCATAACTCAACTCTTGTATTGCTCTTTGAGCGTGAAAAGCTACATCAGCTTTTTTAACTCTATCTATTATTTTGTCTTCTCCAACATAAGATACCATAAAGTTGTTTATAATATCTTCTATTTTTATAAATTGATAAGAACCATATTGCTCTGTATCACTTATTTCTCTAACTATTATACTATAACCATTGAGTGGAGCTCCGCTTGTGGCTTGTACGTCAGAGTTTATGTTTGAAGTAGTAAAAGTTAAAGTATCGTTATTAGCAGTGTAATTATAATTACTACTCTTTATGAGTATATTGTTTATAAATACTTCAAACTCGGTTTTTAAATCAGGTACAACAGGGAAGTAGGCATCGGTAAGAACAAATGCGGTAGTAGATCCATCACCTGTAAACGTTTGAGATTGGTTGTAGTATGATTCTTGAGTAGTTGTTCCTAGTAGTCCCATTTATTATGCTTTTTCTTGTTGAATATTTTTAACTTCTTCTTGAGAAGATATTTGATACAAACTAGGATCTTTTATTATAACACCAGCTAAAGCCAATATCTTAATAACTAAAACAGTTTCATCCGACTCATGAAGTTCAAAATCTACAGCTGTATTGGAATTATATAATGTTTCATTATTTATAATAGTATAACCCCATGATACTTCAGCTGGTTTTCTTATATAATTATATGTTATATCAGATGATATGGTGTTTGGATACACTTCTATTCTATTACCAGAGTTAGTATTTCTTATAAAAACAGGTCTTTTAACTGTTGGTGCTGCTAACGGTGAAAGCTTGTATTGTATTAATTCTTTTCTTGTTATTTCTTCAACCTCATAATCTACTCCTGATAAAGTATAATAAACATTACCTAATCTATATATTTCAGGATTATCAAACTTAAAAGTTAAAATAACATTATCAGATATTGATGCTGATCCTGTTAAACTTAACGTTGTGTGACCCGATGGTGTATTTAATGAAACGGTGTTTATTTTTACTCCTGATGGAACTCCTGTGCCAGTGACAGTCATGCCTGGCAAAACGCTATTAGTTATAGCATCTAAAACAACAGAAGTTGAACTTGAAGTAGCTCCATCAACTGTACCTGTTCCGGTCTCAGTACTATCAAGTCTAATTATATTGTTAGTTATAGATAAAGGTGTTTGACTAAAGACTTCAAATATAGACATTTTCTCTTCAAGAAAAGCAACTGAATCCGAGTATTCTAAGTCATATTTAGGTAATCTTTTAAATTGACCTAAATCGTAAAAGTATTGATTAAAAACATCAAGCTGAGCTTGGTTAGCCATCAAATTAAACTCAAGAGGTGTTATATAACCTCTTTGTTCTTTATTTGATATAGCCAATACTCTTTGATATACGGTATCTATATTTATTGCCATAATTTTTTATTTTGTATTAGTTAGGTCACCATTATAGATGACCTAACTTCTACATGGATATTAATCCTTTAATCGTTTCTCAATATTAGAGTATATTTCCATACCCTCATCTGTTTTAAAGAAAGCTGCTAATGCAGAATACGGATGCTCATCAAATGGAACATTCATAATTTTTCTTCCATTACTAGACCAAGTAAAATTTCTTTGATCTTCGGATAGCTTTACAATACCTGCTTCAGTAGCTTTAATACCAAAGTTTCTTAATTGAACATTATCATCAGAAACTAATTCTAAGAACAAATCTGGGTTATTCCTAGCAAATAGTAATAAATCTCTTTTGAGTTCTTTAGAAGTCATATCTGATACCTTAGAACCTAATTCTACACGCATAACAGCCTCTGCCATTTCTACGTCTAAATTTTTAGCAGCATTTAAAGCTTCTATTTCTAGTTCCATTACTTCTAGCTCGTCAATAGCTTCTTTTACTTCATCTAGCTCGTAATATGTTATATCTTTTTGCGGATGATAAAGTGATAATAATTTTTGAAGTGTCTGTTTATTTTTAGGAACTACTAAAGAACCATCTCTAAATATTACATGTTCTAATCTAGCATCACCTTTAAATTCATCTACAAAAGGCGTTTTCTGATTAGACGTTACTTTTAGTTCTCTTTCGTAACCTTTATCTTCATCAAACCAATATATGTCAGATGATCGTAACATGTAGGCTACGGGTGATACTTGCTTTAATAAATATGTCCTTGACTTTATTTCCCAAGTATTTGTTTTAATTTTTTCTTTTGTTTTCATAATATAATATAATATAATATAATAAGGGTAAAAATTACCCTCATCAATTAGACGAGGGTAATTATAAATATAATTGCTTAGTTAAACATTACAAAGTTATTAGCACCTTGTACAACTAAACATCTTTCTGAAAGGTAGTGTACCTCCATAGCATCAAGATCCGAAGTGATGTTTCCACCAACAGATCCAGTAATCCAAGACTTCATCCTACGATCATCAGCTTGAGAAGCTCTATATCTAGTATGCAGAAATGGCCGCTTAAGGTTTTTACCTAGTTGCTCATCGTAAACAGAAGATACTCCAGCAGGGATTAATACGCCTCTAATTTGAGATGTATTAGCAGCAAGAATAGATCCTCTAGTCATTGAATCATTCAAGTATTTCCAGTCAGACTTATAAAAATCATAAGATCCTCTACGGAAACCTGAAAAACCAAGATTTAAAGCCATATCCTCACTATTGCTAAATACTCCAAAAGAAGTACCACCAGAACCATAAGAGTTCTGAGCTGCAAGCATGTCATCAAGCTTCAAAGCAGTATCTCTATTGACATAAATCATGTTTTCTTCAATAGAACCTTGCTTGTCTAATTCCTTAAGAACAGCATCAAACTCAGCTAAGTTAGTGGCAGCTGTTGTAGAGTCTAGTCCATTAGAAAGAATACCTCTTGATTCAATAGCAGAAAAAAGTCCTTCAGAACCTTCTGGAGCGCTAGCGTGACCACTTGCTTTTTTAACAGATTCCATCATAGACATTTCTAGGTAATCAGTGAATCTAGACTTAGTATCTCCTTCGGCTTTTAAATACCAAAGATAACCTGATTGTCCAGACTCTCCAGTTACTTCAACCCATCCAATTTGAGAAGTATCAGAACCATTTACATGGTACTTATCTTTCAATATAATAGGCTTGTTGCTGAATGACTTGAACTGAGGGCTAATAGATTCCGCTCGTCCTGAAGTACCTTTTGTAAATTCAGAACCATAAACAAAAATAACTAACGGATCATTGTCTGTATCAAAACCAGCAGCTGTTAAGTGAGCCGCTGTATAAGTAGCAACAGTCATTGCATTAGCGGCTACCGTTGTTACGTGAGCTTTAACCGTTAGGTTTTTAGCAGCACTACTAATAACTATAGTATCTCCTACTCTAATAGCGTGACCTGTTGGTAAATTATCAATAGCTACAGATGAACTTGTACCATTTATTAGACCTGTATATTTCAAGTGTAATCTACCTTGCTCAGACCAAACAACTTGATCAGAAGTCATTGCTTCTTCAGCTCCAACTTGAGCTAAAAATCCAGAGATTGTCCTTTTTCCATAAGCCTCTGCTTCTTGTTCCATTAAATCTGGTAGGAACTGCTGTGACCAGTTTGCTTGTCCAGCTGTAGCGAAATCTAAGTAATTAGATGCTACGGCTACTTTATTTGGGGCGGGAACAGATTCTACTCCCGATTGCGTAATTGCCATAATTTTTAATTTTTAATTTTTACTTTTTTAATTTAAACTTAAAAGTAGGAGATGTATCATCATGCAAAACTCTTGCTCTAACTTGACCATCATTGACAATTCCCTGATGACCTTGTCTCGGGTCCATGTCGATGTTTTTGGATTTTGCAATTGTATTCTTAATTGCATCGGCCTTGCCTTGTTCGTAGAAGTGGTTTGCAATAGCATCTGAATTCATAGCAGTAAATAAAGACTTATGATAACCCTTAGCATCAACCATTTCATTATCTTTGTTTAGAAACTTTCTAACAAAGTTATTTATGTCGCTTTGAGTTTGCTTTACCGTGTCAGCTTCCTTAACATTAAACCTAAATCTTTTATCTCCAACTTTATATTCAAAACCTTTGAATTCATCGGAAAAAACCTCATTAGTTTTCTTTTGAAAAGTAAGCTTCTGCTTTTCAGCTAATTTGTTGTTACTCTCTGACTCCTTATTGTAACGATTGAAAAAATCCATAGCCTTTTGTTGCTCAAGCGTTAACTTAGAACCAGCCTTGATTTCTTCATAATATTTAGACTTTTGCCCGTCTAAGTGGGTCTTAGCATTGGCAACTTGCTCTTTAAATGCTAATTTTTTTCTTTTAATATCCCTTTCATCATCAACATCTTCATCGTAAAGAAAATTATCTTCCATCAAAAATTCAATCTCATCGTTATCTAAATGAGGTTTTGTTGATTTGTAATATTCTTTTAATAATTGATTTTGATCTAAAGAGGTGTAATCTTGATTTAGCTTAACATAATCTTCTAAGCTTCCTCCAGTCTCTTCCATAAAGTCAACAACCTTTTGTATATTATCAGGTAGATCAACTCCAGTTTGTTTTTGTTCTTCTACAGCTTCCTTAACCTCATCAGTTAGCTCATCTGCTTTTTCTTTAACCTCTTCATCTGTTATCTCCTCGAGAACGCTGTCTTGCTCATCCTCGGGAACTTGTTCTTTATTTTCTTCTGAGGTTTTATCTGTGGCATCTTCTTCTCCCAATTGTTCAATTGGTGCTGATGATCCATCGGGTGTCTCCGGCTCTTTTGTTGCATTATCTTCTTTTTGTTCTTCTTTAGTAATCACCTCTTCTTCGCTTTTATTAACGTCTCTGAGATCAACCTTTATAACTTCATCAGTATTTTTTTTAAAACTAGGTTTTTTTATTCTAATCTTATCGTCCTTTACTGTTGATTCTGTGTTTTTTTCTTCAACTTGTTCTTCTTGTTTTTTCTTAGCCATAATATAATATAATAAAAAATGTAAAAATAATTACCTAGGTTCAAACGAACCTAAGNTAAATCCGCCTTCCATAACGTCGTTACCAGACGATTCAAAGTTTTTAGGGGGTTTTTCTTTTGCTCTTTGATCAATTAGTTCTGATTGTTGAGATGCTTGAATTTTTGTTCTTTTGTCTTTTCTATCTTCCTTGTTGTTTTCTTTACCTTTTTGAGCTTCAACTTCCATTTGTTTCAATTGCATATTTAATTGAAATTCTAATTGCATTAATTCTTTTTTTGCAGCAACTTCTTGTTGCATTTTTTGAGAAGCTATTTGACCTTTCAATTGTTCAAGTTCACTATTAATTTGTATCAAAGCTTGTTGCTTTTGAACTTCAGCTTGTGCAGCTACTTGTTGAGCTTCAGCATTAGCTTGGGCTTGAGCTTGTATATTTCGCTCTTGCATTTGCTGATCTCTTTCTTGCTTCTTTTTTCTTCTAATTTTTAACAACTGATTAGCTAACTTTATGTTTTTAATTTCTCTAAGATCGATTGCATCTTCTATATCTATACCTTTTTGAGCAACAGCTGCTTGTATATTGTTTTCTAGTATTTGCTTTTCCTCATCATCAGGTGTTAGTTCTATAAATATACCAAAATCATGTATATGTAAATTAGACATCTCCTCTAGTGTAGCAACGTTGTGAACGCCAATACTCTGAATGAAAGCGTCTCTTGTAGGAGAATATTCTATAATATCAGAAATTCTAAGTGAAACACATTCAGCTAATTCTGATGTTAAAAATAAACTACTTTGAAGTATATGTCTTGTAGCTGTGTTAGAATTAGCAGCAGCTAGTTTTTGAACTCCTACTAAAGCATCTTTTGACGGTGTGGTACCATCTCTAGCTTCGTTTAACCCGGTTACATCTCTTATCATTTGTAGATAATAATTGTAAGTCTGAATTAGTGTTTGCATTTTTTGACCACCGCTGCCACTTGATATTTCTTGAATAGGTACTTTACCTGGATTCATATCACCCTCAGATGTTAGAGATCTACCGATAATACTACCTGTTTGAAAGAACATGTTAAGCGCTTCTTGTGGGTTGTAGTTTGTACCATTACCTAAATCAACTTCTGCTATACCATCTGCATCTAAGTAAACTCCATCAGGTATCATTCTTGATAAGACCTGTTGTAGTTTTAAATGTGTTAACTGAATCATGTCAGCAAAACCAGTTATTCTACTAACTAAGGATTCTATCTTACCATTATACATTCTTGGAGCTACAATACTATAGTTTAATTTAACTTTTGTATTATCACTTTTTGGCCTAACCATATTCTTAGCTATTTCCCATTTAAGAAGTTTTTTAGTTCCAAGAATCAAAACTCCTTCATATAAAACTTCTATAGACCTAGAAACCCTTTCAAAATTTTGTTCAATAAGCTCTTGAGGAGGATTAAAAGAATCATCTTTAACTATTATTTTACTTGCACCGCTTCCAAGAGTTTTAACTTTATAAACCTCATTCATGTAAGTTTTATAATTAAAATACAAAATTTCTATTTGATTTGTATCTACATAGTTATCATTAAGATGCGTTCTGCTATATCCATTTTTATTGTTATGAGGCTGCTGCATTATTTCCTCTAAATCTTCTTGAGATAAATTTGGAAACTCTTTCTTAAGCTCGTTCATTGGTATCACCTTAACCTCACCAACATAATAAACATCTTCAAAATAAGGTGAATCTGTGTGGGAATAAACTAAATTAGCTGGATCAACATAATCAACTTTAACTCCCTCTGACTTAGAGAAAGTATTTTTAATAGCACCTATACCTAAAACAGCTAAATCGTAATTAACTCTTTTTCTAGTTAAATCATATTTATTAGTTTCTAGTATTGTATTTATAGCTTGCTCTTCAGCTAGTTCAACTGCTTGCTTGTAAGTTAGTTGCATGTGCAATTCAAGTTCTTCCTTAGTCTCAGGAAGTTCATCTTCAGGTGTATCAGTTATATCTATACCGAAAGCTTGCTTGGAAAATTGAGCTAGTTCTCTAGTTTCCATATCAGCTAATATGGTTTCCATATAATTAGTTCTCTTTTCTACGCCATATGGATCTTGAGAATAAGCCTTTACATCATAAGTTCTTTCAGATATACCATTAACAACTATATCTACAAATTTAGGAATAATAGGTACTGGTTTCCAGTCTAAATTAAGATATGATAAGTCACCATTTATAGACAACTCATCTTTGTATTTTTGTATTGATTGTTCTCCCCTAGCATACAATCTAAGTCTATGAAAATTTATCTCATGGCTTCTATATCTGTTAGATCCAGAATCTTTATCAAACCATTCACTTTCAATGGCTTTACCAACCTTGAGTCCATACTCTAAGCTTTGCTTTTCAATATCGCTAGCTATTTGACTAGGGAAAAAACTTTTTGTAACTGATTCAGCCATATTTTTACTTTATTATTGTTGAAGAGTTTCCTTGATTTTCATACCTTGAGAAACTGATATTTATCTTTTGTTTTTCTTTTTTCACGTTAGGAGAATATAAGTGTCTATTACAAGCCATAATAGCTAGACCAGAGCTAATGGCTGCATCAAACTTTGTTCTATTGTTTATGTCAAATCTAGCCCAATCATTTAATGTTTTATTAAAATATACATCTCCATAATTACCGTTTGTTTTTAAACCAACGTGTTCTTGTATGTACATTTCTATTGCAGCCGCGTGCGCTTGCTTGATATCTTCACTTGAGTTAGGTATTCCACCTATCTCTTTTTCTGTTACAGACAACTTGTTCCAAGTTCTATCAGGTCTATTCATTGAATAACCTCTATAACCTCTACGTCTTAAATAATATAAAAGTCTAGGCTTATTGTTCTCAGCTAGTATTGGCATACCATAAAATATAAGTGCCATAAGTACATCTTCAAAGAATATCTCAGCTGTCTGAGGTCTAGCAATGTATTCTAAGAAAAAGTGATTAGGAGGAGCATCTTCCATGGAAAACTTGGTGAGGCCATGAAGAGCTCCTTTGGAA